CCTGCTAATGTTCTATACGTTTGAAACTCTGCAATAGCGTTTTCAGTAAATGACTTGTGATGCACATGACCACCGTATATTTTGCGGTACTTGGTTTTAATGTTATCGTCCATTATTTTCTTAGCAAATATCTCGAATAATCTTGGGCCTCTGATTTCATGGCCGTGGTGGGACATAAAGAAACACTCACCGTGCGACCAGAAGAATACATTGCCTGCATTATTACCAATAGTAACGCGAGGGTTGTCAGCATAAAGAACAGCTAATAACTCTTGCATCCATATAGCACCAATATCATTGTGATTGCCCACCTCAGGTCGATAAGTTACAGACTCAAATGTTTCTAGTGCTTTTTGTATGTAATATAAAGTAACACGTATAGCACAGCGAATAACCTTGTGATAACGGCCATCCATGTCCATAATATTACCAGAGCGTGAGGTTGTTCCGGCTTGGTTGTCAGAATGAAGATAGTCACCTAAATCAATAATAGTGCAACTCTTTGCTGCCGGTGATTGCTCTATTAACATATCAATGGCAGACCGGTGTAATGACTCTGCAAGCTTTAAATCATAATCTGCGCCACACTCTTCACCCCAAGCAAGCATACCAATATGAGCGTCACCAATAGGGATATTAACCATAAGGTCATCGGATAAGTTTCTAGATTGTAATTTTACAGGTGGGAGTGGTTTTACTTCAGAGCATAAATCCTCTATTACAGATTTGATTATTTCTAGCTGACGTTCTTTTTCAGGCTCTTGTATCACCCACTGCTGACGAATAACACCATCACCGTCGTAATTGGTCGATACTCGCTTAACTAAGTTACCAGGTGCCACTTGATTGGTTAAATCATAATCAGGCGCGTAACCTGCCCTAGATGCTCGCTTGATTGTATACTGAATACTTTTCCTGACAGTGCTTTCATTTACGCCAAGCGCTTTAGCTGCTAAGGAGTTATTGCCATGTTCACGAACCGCATCAATATACTTTTGCTGTGTCTTAGTAGCTAAACCATAAATCTTATCATCAATTTTATTAATCATTTTGAATCCTTATTTTTAATTTTAACGCCATATAATACTAAATCTTCATTTGTAACACTTGCTGAATCTCTCCATATTCCCCTTGCGTAGTAGCGTGCGTAATGTTCACCAAACCGGTAGTATGTGTGTTGATAGTAGTATGCGGATGCTCTAGGTATATTCATTTGTAAACCTCAATTATTGCCAATCTAATTGCTCGCTTTAGTGATTTGTTTGTAATATAACCATTACCAGTGGTGTCTACAAAGTTAGATGCTCTGCATGACCAACTGTAATTTATTGATGGCTTACAATGAACTCGGTAACCAATCATCAACTCTTCTGCTGTTGGGTCGTATTCTCGACACATGCCTAATTCATTCTGAGCGCTTACTACCCCCTCAGATACAAAGTAGTCAACGCCTTCAATCTTAGCTAAAAGTATTAATATTTCTAAATCTGTTAATTCCATTATAAATCCTTAGCCATTTCGTTAAATTCACTAATATCATCAGCAGCCACTAGTTTTTTCATTTCTAGCTCGTCCAAGATGTTTCTAGTTGCGCTTACTGCAGCCGACACGCTATCAATCGCATCTTTAATATCAGACTTAAGTTTATTGCGGTTAGCTCTATCTTGGCGTAATCTATGCTCGATCAATTGAACGGGGTGCATATCGTTAATAGTCATTATTTATCACCTACTGTTAGTGACTGAATATTGGTGCAAGAGACTGCATGTAATATCTCTTTATCTGCATTGATATAGTCATAAAAATCACCGTGCGTTACTTTGCCGAAATTGTATTGCATATCATTAATGGCGTTATTAAATTCTTTTATAGAACATATAACATTATCTTTGTGAATGTCATAAATATAAGCGCTATAAATATTATTGCTAATCGATGAGTTGGCAATGTGAGTGTGATGAGTTTCATGCTTACCAACTACGAAGTTGTGGCCGCCGTAATACTTCACTGCATCTATAATAGTTTTCATTTTATTCTCCTTTACTTACAATATTAATATTAACGTCCAATACATCAGCTGTCGCTCTTAAGTCTTTATAGCGCACACTACCGTCATCACGTAATAATCTAAGGGTGATGTGATAACTAACGCCTGATAGCTCGCTTAATGCCTTAGCGCCTACGATATTCTTGTTAATCATTGCTACTTTTAAAACCTTTGAAAAATCCATTCTGTACACCTTGTTTAATGTTTAATTATCTTCTGATTGTTAATTTACAACTATTTATCATTTTATGCAAATGATTACTTGCACTATATCGAAATTAGTTTAGTATTAACCACATCAAGCGGAAAGATGATTTTCAGGTTTCTATACAACCGCTATATAAAACACATAAGTAAACCTGAATTATACCGCATTAGCTCAGCTGGATAGAGCAAGGGAGTTCTAACCCCTAGGTCACAAGTTCGAATCTTGTATGCGGTGCCACTTTTAATTTTGGAGAATAAATATGAATATAGGAACACTAACTGTAACTTGCGATCACATCGAAAGAGTATCACCTACAGGTGTTAATGATAACCGGCTTACAATATTGCTAGACGATGTAAACGCTGATTCATTAATGCATCAAATGGTTGCTAAATTAGACTTTGAAGAATTGCTAGCTTACTTCCCCAATGGTGTTATTGCAGAGTATGCAGATAAAATCAAAGCAGTTACGTTATCACCCCGTGAGCAATACGAAGCAGCAGACGCAGAGGCTAAATGTTATGACCCAATTTAAATTACAAGTAAATCACGGTGGCGTGTTGGTTGTCGATTTAGATACTGACGATATTGACAAAGTGACACAGGCTTTAGATGGCTTTGAATATGAATTAACTGAAATGTTGAGTGGTGGTAATAATGAGCATAACTAGGCAGCTAAAAGAACCGTTCCCAATCAATATAGTTCATTGGCGTGTTGGCTCTACAAATGCTAAAAGTTTAGGGTGTAAGCCATGGCAAGCAACTAGCGGTATAGCTTTGGCATACATAGACGCTAGAGATGTAATGAAAAGACTAGATGATGTTTGTGGTGACTTCTGGCAAGTAGAATACCCATTTGATGGTTGTTGTCGTATAGGAGTTAAGATTGGCGATGAATGGATATGGCGTAGTAATGGCGCAGGTGAGACACAAGTAGAAGGCGAAAAGGGAAAGTTTTCAGATGCCTTTAAGCGTGCTGCTGTGCTGTGGGGCGTTGGTCGCTATCTTTATTACTTGCCTAATACTTGGTGCAACCTAAGTAATGGCAAAATAAAATCACCACCAAACTTACCTGCATGGGCATTACCAAAAGGGAATCAATAATGGAAATTGCAATATTCAATAAAATAACCACTGAAGGTGTTATTACTTCAATAGAAGAAAATAGTAAAAAGTATCATGTAGGATTTTATGCTGACATGAATAACGCACCAGAGCGCAAACTAGTAAAGGAAAGCGCTTCTGAGATTGGTGGTATCATAAAGGAGCTTGAAGCGGCCAGAATAAGCATTACAAAGGCTAACACACTAGCAGTAAACAAAGAGCACAAGCTAATACTCGAACGGCTCACAGTGGCTAACGCGCCGTTCCAGGTTTTAATTGATGAATACGCAGCACAGCGCAAAAAGATATTAGCAGATGAAAAGCGTGTAGTTGAGTTACGCGCTGCTATGGTGCAGAAAAAAGATGATCACGAAATGGGTTTGCTCATTAATAAAACTTTTGAGTATGATAAGGCTGAGCAGTTACAAGCAGAACAACAAATTCAATTCGAAATAAAAACACTGGCGGCAGAAAATGCAAAAATTAACCAAGAGCGAATTAACGAAAAAGAAAAGCAGGACAATATCAACGCTGAAAACGCACGACTAGCAGACGCTGAGCATGTTAGAAGCGTTAATAGAGGGGTATTTAAAGCGATGACTAACGCAGGCCTTAATAAAGAAGCTTCAAGAATCGCTACTCAAGCATTAATAGACAACGCAATACCAAGCACAACAATTAACTACTAAATAGGAATAGATAAATGAGCCACAGTATAACAGCAAAGCTAAACCAAGCAGCCAGAGAACACGCAGGACAAAACGGAACAACATTCTTCGTATCACTAGGCGAAAAAAATTACGACTTTAAAACTAAACAGACAGTATGGACTAATTACGATGCCGCTTTATTCGCTAAAGATGCACAGATTGAGTTTTATCGTAGTGTATTGATTGAACATGCAGTGATTGAAGTCGCAGGAACAGGCATTATTGTTGATACGTCAAACCCTGAGTACAAGCCAAAGCTTATGATACAAGATGCTAAACTAGGCTTTACTAACTCACCACAAGGCGGGCAACAAGCAGCACCACAGAGCCAGGGTGGATTCCAACAGCAAGCACCGCAGCAGCAGCAACAGGGAGGTTACAATCAGCAAGCCCCACAACAAGCACAACGTGACGAAAATGGATTCACAGCGGCACAAGGTGGGTTTGACAATAGTGGAGGATTTAACACACAACAAGGTGGTTATAATCAAAACGGTGGTCAGCGGGGAAAGTAGCACCGCAAGAGCCATCACTTGATTTTGATGATGATATTCCATTTTAGATAGCCCAATGCCAAGGATGGCTTGTCAAGAGTGGAAATAATGATTTTAACCTTTAATTATGCGGTTGCGAGTTAGATTGGTAGATTAACTTGTAACTATAACTAGAAATATTATTTAACTAAAGAAACAGCGAGCTGTGAGCAATCCGTTCATGAATTGCTTGTTATGTGGCGCCTTAATTGATGGTTGGAGATGGTAATGGCTAGAGCAAAGTTGCATTTAATATGTGGTAATTGTGGATCTGATGATGAATGGGAGTGGAGCCACATAAAAGAAAGAAAAAAAGATAATGAGATAGAGCAGGAGGAAGATGTTTTTCTAATATGTTTAAATTGTGCAGTTATGCACTGTATGAACGATAATGCACAAAGAGAAACATAGCCTTGTTATGTTTCGATCAGTAGGTGATTTATGAGTGAAGATGTAAAAATATATGAAGCAGGGCTAAAAATAGATAACGGCAATTACTCTAGTTTTATACAGTCAAGAAATGAAAGAGAAGTAGATGAATATATAGATATTATGAAAACAACAAAAAGCGAAAGCTCAACAATAGTTAAGATGGAAAAGCTTTTTAGGTGCATATCAACTACACCATTCATAATAGAAACATAACATTTAGCTTTGAGGTGATTTATCGTCCTCGATAGCGGTGTGTTATAGATTCAAAAGGGGTATTTATGATAAACAGAAAAACAACACAGTGCTATCTATGCCGCAAGACCATACAAGTGGAGCAGACTAAAAAGAAAGTACACGGCACTAATTGCGCACATACAGAGTGCAATAGAACGAAGAAGCCTAAAGGGTTTATTGATTCATTACTTAACTGGAGTTAGTGACATGGCAAAGCAAACAAAGATTACAAAGTCAGCTAGAGGTGAGGATTGCACAATATTACTAGGTAATTGCTCAGGTAACGAAACGGTTGTACTTTGTCACATCGGAAAGAACAGAGGTATGGGATTTAAGTGTGGCGACCATTTTGCTATATACGCTTGCTCAGACTGTCATGATATTATTGACGGTAGAGCGCCACCTATACATGGATATGAAATGCTAGACGAGGCAAAGCTAATAGCATTAGAGCGCACACAGCAGCGATTAATAGATAAAGGTTTATTGGTGATAGCATGAGCTTTAGAAGAGCAGCAAAGGTAGACGATAATCAAAAAGAAGTTGTCGCAGCATTACGTAAGCTAGGCTGGACAGTATTAATTATCAGCCAACTAAAAAACTGCTGCGATTTATTTGCTAGCAAGAATGGTCGCACAGTAGCAATAGAAGTTAAAGACGGAGCGAAACCACCAAGCGCTAGAAAGCTGTCAGACGGTGAGGTTAAGTTTCGTGATGCATGGCAAGGTGATTATGCCTTAATTGAAACGCTAGACGATGTGAATGAATTAAACAATTAACAGGAGAATAATTATGAGTTCAACTTTTGGTGGTGATTGCGGCTGGTTTTATTATGCTCAAAGAGAGTTAAAAAGCGATTTAGACTTAGGTCTGATAAGTAAAGAGCAGTATGAAGAAAGCATGGATACGCTATGGAATGAAAAGCAAGAAGATAGCCTTTATTAACAGGAGAGTAAAGATGAATTTAGAATTTGAAAGACTAAAGAATATAGCCGGCAACAATCAGTACAGAGTAGGAAAGTAATAATGAGAACAAGCAACATAAAAATATTAAATGAAATTGATATTCTAGAAGATAAAACCGGACTTGAATCAAAAGACTTAGAGTTAGTAAAAAGAATTGATAAACTGGAAAGCAAAACTCTTATCTTTTTTATTGTTTCTAATAAAGTTCATAATATGTTTTTTAAAGAAAGAGAGGCCGCAATGAATTTTATAAATAAACAACCTTCATCTAGTGGCTTTAATTTAATTGCCACAACGTTTGCAGACAGCTAATGGATAACGGAAGAAGAGACATAAGACCAGGCATGAACTTTAAACAGTTTTGCATAGGCGTATTAATTTACGGCGCAATAGGTTTATTTATATATTTAAACGCATTTAAGGATTTTGTATGATTAATAAAATAGTAATTCATTGCTCAGCAACTCCAAACGGACGCGAAGATACAGCAGAAGATATACATGGCTGGCATTTGGCAAATGGATGGGATGGTATAGGTTATCATTATGTTATAGAGTGCAAAGGAAAACTAGTGCATGGCAGGCCTGAGTACTGGAAAGGCTCACACGCTTACGGACACAATGCAGGCTCGATAGGCATTTGCATGATTGGCACTAATGTATTTAACTCGCAACAGTGGCATATACTTGAGAACTTAATTAGAGAGCTATCAATTAAATGCCCGGGTGTCGAAATTATGGGGCACAATGAAGTATCAAGTAAAACATGCCCAGGCTTTGACGTACAGCAATGGCTTATTGAAATAGGCTTATAAACTAAAAGGATAATAGAATGAATAATAAAAAACTATGGTCTGAAGGTAAAGGCTTTGAAGAAATACAAGATTTTGCTGAGATGGATAGTGACGCGGCTATTGTTAATTTGCATGAAGATGTATTATGCTTAAAAGAAGATTTAAGAATTGCAGAAATGTTGATAAATAAAATTGATGACAAGAAGTATCGACAGATGATAACAACATACAGTTGGTTAACTAAAAGATAATAACAACACAATTAAGCGGATATAACCACCTCTAACATTTAAGTAACACTAATGCTATAATAGCGTACAGGTTAAAAATAACTTTAATTTGTGCTAATCGAGGTAACAAGATGACCAAGTATTGCGACATGCCAGGCGGTAACGACCCAGACAAAGATAAAAAGTAGAAAGTGTACTTTTATCAGCTTTTAATATTGGTGGGCTTTGCCTGCCTTTATTTCAACAAAGACACTAGATTTGCTTCTGGTGTTTTTTTGCTTGGTTGGGCTTTTTATTTATTAAGCACTATAGGCATGGAATACAAGTTTTACTTTTTAGCCTCGGCAACAATAGAAACCGTTATAGCTGTACTATTAAATCAAAGGTACAGATTAATATCATATCTTGGTTATTCTTTACTGCTATTAAATATCATAGGGCTAATACTTCACGTTAACGACGTAAAATTTTATTATGACTTTGCTTATGCGTTAATATCAACAACCCAGTTTTTGCTTTTATTAGCTAGGGCCTTTCCGGATGGAGTTAATAGATTACATCCTAAACATTTTATGGTTCGCGTTATTAATTTTGATAGCCGTGGAGCGCATAATAGAATGTATCAAAACATCAAAACGCAAGGCTCGAATCAATGAATGGCGAGAAAGTAAAAGGCGCAGCAAGTGCGATTGTGACACACCCAAAAACATCAGGTGCAATTGCCGTCGTAGTAAATGAAGTTAACTTAAGGTTTGCTGATTACGAGCCAATAGCTAAAATGATTACGTCTGGCTTAGGTATGGTGTTAGTTACTCTATTAATAATTAAAGCATCAATTGATATTTACAAATCACTAAAAGATAAATAAACCTTTGATAGATTACATTGCAACATGGGGGTTGAAATGAGCAAGAAATTAACCTCCAAAGAGGAGTCCTTTGCGAAGGCTTACGTATTACATAAAGAGCAACTAATAGAGGCCTATAGGCACTCTGAATACTCTCAGAAGTTAACGGCTGAACAAATGAGCGTACAGGCTAACAAGCTATTTAAAAAGCCTAGGTTAAGCCTAAGAATCAAAGAACTGCAATCCAAAGCATCAGCAATAGCAGAAAAAGAGTTTACAATCACCGTTAAACAGCGATTAGAGTGGCTAAAAGAGATTACCGAGGCAGGTATAGCAACTTACTTAGATTCATCAGGAGCGCCACGTAGAGAGAGCTTAACGGCGGCAAGGGGTGCAATTGAAACTATGAATTCAATGTTAGGTATTACAGAAGATAAAGACAAGAAGATTGAACCAATTAAAATAGGTATAGTTGATGCCTCTTAACCTTAATTATCCTCAAGCTGAATTTATGTCAGCATCGACACCGTTTAGTGGCTTTGTTGGCGGGTATCGTTCAGGTAAAACATTTATCGGATGCGTTAGGTTGTGGAAGTTAGCAGCAGCACACCCAGGCATCAAGCTTGGTTATTTTGCGCCAACGTATCCACAAGTTAGAGATATATTTTACGATACTATTGAGGAAGTTGGTAATGAGTTCAGCGACCATGCCGGAATGCCTTGCACAGTAGATATTAATAAATCAGAGCATACTGTTAAATTGATTATTGGTGGTGATGTTTACGCTACTGTTAAGTGTAGGTCAATGGAGCATCCACATCGAATAGTAGGTTTTGATATTAGCCATGCTTTGATTGATGAAATTGATTGCATGAAGAAAGAAAAAGCCGACTCAGCTTGGAAGAAGATAGTTGCTCGTATGTCGTCAGTTCGTGATGATTACCAGGTTAACACGGTAGACTTTACGACTACGCCTGAAGGCTTTAACTGGATGTATGACTTTTTTGTTAAGCAGCTAAGAGAAAAGCCAGAGTTAAAAAGGTTTTACAGCTTAGTCAAAGCGTCTACATTAAAGAACAGAAAGAACTTACCAGATGATTACATTGACAAGCTTTACGCTACATACCCATCTAATTTAGTTGATGCTTATGTAAACGGTGAGTTTGTTAACCTTACATCTGGTGCTGTGTATAGTTACTATGACAGAAAGTTAAACGCTACCGGTAGAGTGGTTGAGAATGGCGATCAGTTGCACATTGGAATGGATTTTAACGTTGGTAAAATGTCTGCGATTGTTCATGTAGAAGATAATATTGACGGCCTAAAGGTTACATCAGCAGTTTATGAGTTTATCGGTTTGCTAGACACGCCAATGATGATACGGGCCATTCAAGATAAGTATACAGGGCATAGAATTACAATTTACCCAGATGCAAGTGGGCAGAACCGTAAAAGCTCCAATGCAAGCGAGACAGATATTAGTCAGTTAAAGCAAGCGTTTAGAGTTAAGAATAAATCAAAGAATCCTTTTGTTAAAAACAGGGTGGCAAGTGTTCAGGCTATGCTATGCAATGCTAACGATGTAAGGCGATATTTTGTTAATGAATACCTATGTCCTGAAACGTGTGACGCATTAGAGCAACAGGTTTATAATAAAGCGGGCGAGCCTGAAAAGCTTCATGATGTAGATCACCCTATTGATGCGCTAGGCTATTACATACACAGTGAGTTTCCTATTATCGTAGGCGGTTCAGTTTCAAATTTAAACATTACAGGATTTTAAGCAATGCCAATTAACACAGAGTACGACGGCTATAAATTAGCTTTAGAGAAAACAACGCGAGTCCGTGACTTTGGTGAGGGTGAGTTTGCTGTTAAGGCTAAAGGCGATATTTACCTGCCCGTTTTGGGTGGCCAAACTACTGACGAATATGAAGCGTATTTGATGCGTGGTTATATCGTGCCAGCAGTAGAGCCAACAGCCATCGCCATTAGTGGTGCTATCATGCGAAAGAATCCTACATTTAATCCTGATGGTGCGTTAGGTTACCTTATGGAAAACTTTGACGGCTATGGTCATGGCGTTAATAAGTTTTGCGAAGATATTATCAGAGAGCTATTGTACTCAGGTTGTGCAGGTTACTTGGTAGAGTATGATGAAAAGGCCATTGCTAAGAAGTATTCGAAAGAGTCCATTGTTAATGTGTCTGATGATTACATTGTATTGATGCAAAAGTACCAGCAGAAAGATCCAAAAGATAAGTATAAGCAAACAACAAAGACTGAATATCTTGAATTAACTTACGATGAAAACGGTAATTATATACAAAATATATGGCGGCAGAGTAATACAAAAGAATATGTAATCGTCGATACCATCACACCAACCAATAGAGGCCAAGCGTTAGATAAAATACCATTTGTCTTTGCAGGCAAGTTAAGCGATGACCCTATTTTGCTGCATCTTGCTAACGTAAATCATAAGCAATACATGCAATCGACTGACGAGAGCCACGGCTTACACTGGACAGCATTACCAACATTGTTTTTGTTTGGTGACCTAACTGACCGTGAAGGCAACGACAAGCAGATTAAAGTTGGTGCCGGTAGTGCTAATCATATTAATGATACTGAGGCCAAAGCAGAGCTGCTAGAGTTCACAGGCGCGGGATTAGGTGCGTTAAAGAATGCCATTGACGACAAAAAGAAAACCATGGCAAGTATCGGAGCTAAAATGTTAGATGCTGGCGGTAGTGGTGTCAAATCTGCTGAGACTTCACGAATAGAAGCTTCAAGCGAAACGGCTACAATGTCAGTGATTGCGAATATTGTTGATAGTACTATGGCACAGTTATTAGAGTTGATAGCTGAATGGATGGGTGCAGCAGTTCCAGAGTTTGAGGTTAACAGAGACTTTATTGATACTAATTTAGATCCACAATCATTATTGGCTTACCTCCAGGTGTATCAGTCGGGCGGCATGAGCTTAAATTCATTTTTATCATTATTAGTTAAGGGTGAGTTATTACCCAAGGGTATAACGGCAGAGGATGAAGCAGATAGAGTTGAGACAGGAGGTATAGACTTCGATGAAGAAGTTGCGCAACTTTAATTGCAAATACTGTGGAGTAGTGGAAGCGCTTGTTGAGGATGACAAGCGCACCGTTAAATGTGAGTGTGGCGCACAAGCTTTAAGGCTAGTTAGCGCACCACGTTATACCAATAACACTACTGGCAAGAGTCCTTGTTGGTAGCTCCGAGGTTAGTTAGCTTTTGTAACATCTCTTTCTGAATAGCGTTAGACTCAATCTGAAGTTTAACGCGCTCATTAATCTTAAAGTACCAGCACACCACTTCACGCAATATAAGGAATACCACCACTACCATCGCTATTATTAATAATATATTAGTCATTATTTACTCTCTAAGTTATTGATTGTTAGGTGGTAGTCTTTGTGATCGTCTTTATTGAATAAGCCGCAACCACCTTTGCCAGTTATTTGGTTAGCCATGTAAGATAAATCATTCATGCTTTTAAAGTTATTTTCTAAATATATTGATTGACGGAATTTAATTATAAAATATCTCA